ATGGTTTACCTATAATGAATCAAGGTGAGTTTGAACATCACACAGATAGAATAGGTAAAGAACAATTTAGATTAGACTTAGCAGAATATATTGCTAACAATAGACCTGTATTTCCTTTAAAAGAAATAACAGAAAAAGATGTTAGAAAACTATTTAATGAGTTAAAGAATGATGACATATGGAAGATAATAACACCCATAGAGAATGTAGATAAGACAGTATTTGAAAAGTATGAAGACTACAAATACCCATTTAAAGAACATGGTCTAGGATTAATTAATGGTCCTAGTACATATAATTCTATTAGTAATTTCTTTCATCAAGATTTAAGATTGAATTGTGGTAGTTATGGATTTGAAGCACCTATACAAGTATGGACTGAAGGCACGGCGAAAGATATCTGGAAATGTTTAGGTCCTATTTGGCGTGGTATTAATAGTATGAAAAAAGTTAATATTGATGGCGAAGAAAAACTTAGAGGTGGTTCTTTAGTAGAGGCAAGTTATATGAGTGCCTTTAGATTGGGTACATATATTGCAACACAATTTAAACCTAATGTTGCAAAGGCAATATATCAAATGACAGACGCTAAAAAAGTTTTAGATACAAGTTGTGGTTGGGGCGATAGACTTGCAGGTTTTTATACTTCGGATGCTGAAGAATATGTTGGTTGCGACCCCAATCCAAACACATATTGTGAATACTATAAACAGATAGTAACTTATGAAAAACTTTTAGGCAATAAAGAACCTAAAATATATTCAGGACAAAAAACTGAAAGTACTCCTCCATATATTATGATAGAAGGTAAAAAGAAAGTTACAATTTATAGATGTGGTGCAGAAGATTTACCTTGGGATGAAATCAATAATGTTGATTGTGCATTTACAAGTCCACCTTATTTTTCAACAGAAGAATATAATAAGGGTGGTGAAAGTGAAGAAGACCAATCATGGTTTAAATTCAATGAATATGAAAAGTGGCGTGATGATTTCTATCTACCAGTTGCACTAAATAGTCATAAGAGTTTATCAGATAATGGATTTCTATTTGTAAATATAATGGACCCAAAGATAAAAGGTAAAAGATATTTTAGTTGTGATGAGTTAGTTGATTCTTTATCAGACTATTTTATCGGTCAGATTGGCATGAGAATCATGCAAAGACCACAAGGTAATGCTAAGTTTAAAACAAAAGAAGAATTGCAAGAGTTTATGAATATGTTATTCATAGAAAATGTATGGTGCTTTCATTCAGTACATTCCGATTTAGATTTATTTAGACATTCAAGAGTAACCACACTTGACAATTTCTTCTAGGTGGTGTATAATGATGACAATTGAGGTAAAAGAATGAATGATTTTTTAAAAGATATAATAAAAGAAACAGGTAATGAATATGCCACTCTAGCATCCGATGGTGTTACAGGTGGTGATGTCAGTAGTTTTATTGACACAGGTTCATATGCCTTCAATGCCCTTTTATCAGGCAGTATTTTTGGTGGATTGCCAAATAATAGAATAACAGCAATTGCAGGTGAGGCCGCAACAGGTAAAACTTTCTTTGCATTAGGTGTATGTAAAAGTTTTCTTGACATTGATAAGGATGCTGGTATAATTTATTTTGAATCAGAAAATGCAGTATCAAAAGATATGCTTGAACAAAGAGGTATAGATACGAAAAGAACAGTTGTTGTGCCAGTTGCAACAGTACAAGAGTTTAGAACACAATCAATAAAAATTATTGACAAGTATTTAGAACAAGAAGAAAGTAAAAGAAAACCTATTATGTTTGTACTTGATTCTCTAGGCATGTTATCTACTACAAAAGAAATGGAAGATACTGCTGAAGGTAAAGAAACAAGAGATATGACTAGAAGTCAAATAGTTAAATCTACATTTAGAGTATTAACTTTAAAACTAGGTCAGGCAAATGTGCCAATGATTATGACTAATCATACATATGATGTGATTGGTTCTATGTTCCCACAAAAAGAAATGGGTGGTGGTTCTGGTCTTAAATATGCAGCTTCAAGTATTGTATATCTAGGTAAAAGAAAAGAAAAAGATGGCACAGAAGTTGTTGGTAATATAATTCGTTGTAAAAATTACAAGTCTAGAATTACAAAAGAAAATGAACAAGTAGATGTTAGACTATCATATAAAACAGGTCTAGACAAATACTATGGTCTTGTAGAATTAGCAGAAGAATGTGGTCTGTTTAAAAAAGTATCAACAAGATATGAATTACCAGATGGCAACAAACAATATGCAAAAACAATAAATAATGAACCTGAAAAATATTTCACTAAAGAAGTATTAGAGAAGATTGATGAGTATGCAAAAAGAAAATTCACCTACGGAATCGAAGACTAAACCATATACCTTTGCACAAAGACAAGAAGATGATTATACTTGTATAAAACTTACAGAAGGTAAGTATGCAGAAGTTATCTTTAAGTATGGCAATGTTGGGTTTAAAGAAGTAGAAGATTCAGAAAAACTTTCAGTAATATTTGATTATAATATTCTAAAAAATCCTAATGAAGTGGACATTGATGAACAAGAGTTTATCGACCATATAGGTGATATATTAATTGATTTAGTTGAAGAACAATTAGCAACAGGTAAACTTGATTTAAAAATAGAGGATGTAAATGAGTGATAGAATAGAAAGGATTATATTAAGAAATTTATTTTTCAATGAAGATTTCACAAGAAAGGTTTTACCTTTTATCAAATCAGAGTTTTTTACTAATCAAAATGAATCTAATTTGTTCGGCGAAGTATCTAACTTTGTACATAAGTATAAAAATCTACCGACAAAAGAAACAATTAATGTAGAATTAACTAAAAGAAAAGATTTAAGAGAAGATGAATTATCTCAAATTAAAACGATAATTGATGGTCTTAAACATGAAGAAGTAGAATTACAATGGTTATTGGATACAACAGAAAAGTTTTGTAAAGATAGGGCAGTACACAATGCAGTCTTATCAGGTATTCAGATTCTAGATGGTAAAGATAAGAAACAAAATCCAGAGGCGATACCTCAAATTTTATCAGAGGCACTTGCAGTATCTTTTGACAATCATGTTGGGCATGATTATGTTGAAGACGCTGAATCAAGATTTGATTTCTATCACAAAAGAGAAAAAAGATTTAAGTTTGATTTAAATTACTTTAACAGAATTACAAAAGGTGGTGTGCCAAGTAAAACACTTAACATTGCACTTGCAGGTACAGGTGTTGGTAAATCATTGTTCATGTGTCATGCAGCTGCAAATTGGTTGCAAGATGGCAAAAATGTTTTATACATTACTCTTGAAATGGCAGAAGAAAGAATTGCAGAAAGGGTAGACGCTAATTTAATGGATGTTACAATAGATGATTTACATGCCATGCCAAAAGATATGTATGAAAGTAAAATGTCTAAGTTACAAAAGAAAACAATAGGCAAATTAATCATCAAAGAATATCCTACTGCTTCTGCTCATAGTGGTCATTTCAGAGCATTACTAAACGAATTATCATTAAAGAAAACTTTTAAACCGGATGTTGTATTCATAGATTATCTCAACATATGTGCGAGTAGTAGATTTAAAGGTGGCAATATATCATCATACTTTTATATAAAGGCAATTGCTGAGGAATTGAGAGGCCTTGCAGTTGAATTTGATATGCCTATTTTCTCTGCTACTCAAACTACAAGAAGTGGTTTTACTTCAACAGATATCGGTCTAGAAGATACGGCAGAATCATTTGGGTTGCCGGCAACAGCAGACTTCATGTTTGCACTAATCTCCAATGATGAGTTAGACCAATTAGGTCAATTAAAAGTCAAACAATTAAAGAACAGATTCGGCGACCCAAGTATGAATCGTTCTTTTATCATAGGTGTAGACCGTTCCAAAATGAGATTATTTGATGTTGAAGCTTCTGCTCAAAATATCGTTGATAGTAATCAGACTGTAGAAGAAGAAAAGATAACACCGGAAGGTGCTTATGAGAAGTTCTCTGATTTCAAGTTATAAATAGTCATAGAGGAAAAAACTATGGCATATGAAGCTTCAGAAATAATGTTTGCAGCCGCTCTACTTGTACAACCTAAACCAGAAGAATACAGTAGCGTTTCAAAACTCAAAACATTAATGAAAAAATGTAAAAGTGAAGTTAAAAAAAATCCTAAAGGTGTTCAGTTTGGCAACAAACAAATATCAGATGGATTTTTAGAAACAATGGATGAAAACAAACCAGATAAACTTACAGATTTAGCTGCAGGCATATCAGCTGCAAATGCAGTCCGTAAATATATGGGCGTATCAGCAAGTAAAAATGTTACATCATATATGACAGGTAATGTATGGCCAAAAGATGTAGAAAAATTTAAAGTAAGTGCATATGGTTTTGCAGATTATAATTCTGCTGATGTTATGGTAACAGCAGATAATAAAACTTTTTATGGGTTTTCTTTAAAAAAGAAAAAGAAAACAAC